GAGGTTAGCATTCAGCGCTGCGATAGACACTGCTCCTCCTGTAACAGCAAAATCGGTAGCATCAAAAGACGCTAATCCTTTAACTGTTGCTGTCGCATCGGGATTTAACTGATACCTAGTTATTACAACAGGGCCAGTGCCTGTTTGACGTCCTATCCAAAGTTTTTTACCTTCGTTATTCCAAGCCAACTCACCATAAGCTAAACTTCCTGTTTCAGCAGGGTCAGCGTTAGTACCGTAGTTGGTATGCCGTTTAATTTGTATGGTGTTTGCCATTATATTAGAGGGTTATTATATTAGCTTCCTGTAAAAGTACCTCCGTCGAAATTCGAGGCTATCCCCGATCCTGCGACAAAAGTTTTATTTTTAAGTGTTTGAACACTATCTGTATCTACAAAGTCTCCTACTATTCCTGCTTTAGTTTTCATCACATTTAGTGAGATAAGGTTTTCACCGATATCATCATCCAACTCCTGCGCCCTGAATAGAGTATACTTATTAGAATTGTCAAGGTCTAGTTCAGTGATTGGAGCGCCTGCTTGGAAATCAACTACATGATTTAACTTAGGAGTCTCTCGTTTTATTAGAATCTGATATCCAGAAGAAGCAGTTAACCCTGAAAAAGTCAGAGTTGTGCCACTTAAAGTGTAGCCATCAGAAGGAGTAAATACACTTACGGTTCCCGCCGAGATTGCTGCTTTAAAGGCTGACAAGGTATGTCCTGCACCACTTAGATAAATTTTGATATGGTCATCACTTAGCCAACTAAAGTTGCCATTATCAGGGTTCGATATGTTATGAGATAATCCCCCACTTCCCGTGGAGCTTGCTGATACGTAATATCTAGAGTAAGCCATTAGTTTAATTCCTTGTATATTTATCTAGTACATTCTGAATGCTGCGATAATTCCCATAAGCCAGTGATGCCATAACTCGCTGTATATCAGGAAACCGTCGCTTTGTCTCGTCCCGTGCCATCGAACGAAACTCTTGGAATACTGATTTAGTTAAAGTAACTCGCATATCATTCGCATCGGGGCCAGTTCCGCGATATTCCTGTTCGTTATATTGCTTCGTTAATCCTAAGAAAAAGGGACTAGAAAATAGACTGTCTAAACGATCTTCTAGTGTATTCCCGCTTTTATCTCTTATTGTTCCTACTCTTTCTTGGAACCAATCCCATGCAGAACGGCCATCATCATCTTTAAAGTTTCGCATATCAAGTTCCGGTTGTCCTCCTATCTGAGGCTGAGGAAGAGAGAATCCATATTCCATTCCAGCTAACGTCTCTAACACATTATTGTTAGATATAGTTTTAACTAAAAATGGATTCATCACAGCTAGTCCTCTCCAGAAAATAGAGTCATCAGTGTATTTAATAGGCTGTCCTAAAAGATTTCTCATAGGATCAATACTGTTGGCAAGAATAGGTATTTTAGACTGAAGGGCTTGCAGGAAAGTCCGAGGTTTTCTCATAGCGCCGTCACCAAAAAGATGGGCAAACTGACTTAATGCTTTAGGAATGTATGATGAAGAATGTCTAGTGAGCATTCTTTCAGCGGCTCCTCCTTTACTAGGGTCAGTCATCACAGATAGAAAATCTGAAAACCCTTGTAAGTAAGTTTTACTTGTTAAGTTATCTGCAAGAGAAAAGATCATAGACATCGCTACAACATTGACAGCGTTTTCATTAAAGTCCCCTGTGCGTATAGCTTCTTTTACCATGTAAGTATAATCCGCTGCTAATCCGATTGGAGTTGCGAAAGGATCAAGACGAGAATAACTAATAAATTTATCTCCAATCTTTATTGAATAAGGCCGTTGACCTGCAGCTAACCATGCGTTTCTTTTATCAGGGTCTTTCGGCCCCGCTCCTGTGACTGTTCCTGTAGACGCTAAAGCAATCATAGAAGAGTACATCAGACCGCCACTTCTAAGACGTCCTACAGCCATTGCAGCCCGTCGCGGGTCTCCGCTAAGCATGTCTGCTTTGTACTTCATGTGCATCTTTGAGAACCATCCATCCTTCTTATTAACTAAAGCTCTCATGACCGGATCAGGAAGCCAGATACGTCTCATAGGAAACGACATGAGGTTCATTGGTGTTCTAACAAAAGGAGCTATAACGCGAGCCATTGAGTGCTGAGATACAAAATCTTGTACCGTTGACCCAACTGTCTGAGGCGAGCCACTTTTAGAGGCGTCCACAGCCGACCGTAAATAGCCGAGTTTAACTAGCTCGTCCATGTCGGTATTTAAACCTCTAGTGAACGTACTGTCTTCGGCCCAATCCATAGAATAATCCGCTAAGGCACTTCGGTTAGCATCATAGTTTTTAGCGAAATAATTTGTGATGTAATCATCTCTATCTTTAAATTCATCTGGTAATGGTTTCCCTGACTTTTCGGATTCTCGTATAGCCCTAAAGAAATTAGTCATGGCTTCATCCTTAATATTGTCAGGAGTGTACCTTGCTCCGTTACCTCGAATCATGCCCTGAAATCTTGCTGAGATGTAGTCAGTCATTCCATCTACAGTATGACTTTCTTTAGGTAAGACCTTCATGGCCTCTTCGGTTAAACTAGCTAGAGCCTGTGACCTATACTGAATCTGTTTAAATACTTCATCAGTTGTAATCATTAAACGAGATGGAACTCGAATCATATTACCTAACCAATCTAATGTAGCCTTAGCTGCCGCTGAGGAATCATCCGGTAAAAGATCACCCGTAATTGCCTTGTGCGGTGTTACGTCAAATAGTTCACTTCTGGATTCAATAACTGATTTTCCTGAAGACCATGCTTTTTTAGCAGCCGCTACAATACCTGCTTCTTGTCCAGTCTTTCTCCTTAGTCCTGTATACTGTAGGTCTGGAGTAAACGCTTCAGGAGCCGTATCATCAGAACTTAATATACCGCGACGATACATTCCATCTTGCGGCTGTAAGTCACGTTTAGGTTGTAGTAGGTCGCCTCTTTGAAGCATGTAACTACGTTCATCGATTTTTCCGAATGCTTTTTTAGCTCTAAGCCTTCCCATCACTCCCATGAACTTTATTGTATCGAAGATCATGTTAGCTGAGAAAACACCTTGGCTTACAAATTCTCGTCTTAAAGAGGCGTCACCACCTTTATGTAATGTACCAAGGACACCTTCAACAGGCTTCAATGCGATATGTAATGTAGTACCTATGCCGTTAACTACCTGAGTAGTGAGTCCACTTAGAATAGAGTTAAGCCAGTATTCATTATGGACATCAACCCCAGTTACAGTGCGATGTAGATTACTCTTAGTTAAAGTAGTAGCAGCTTCAGTCCCGTCCCCGTGGGCTGCACGAATAGCTTTTAAACGTTCAGCTAATTGTTTCAGACCATCTTTTCCTCCTGCTCTCTGCACGATGGCGTCGAGTAACTTACCTTCATCAGAAGTTTTCATTCCGGTAGCTTCGTTCAGGCTTCTCATTGCCTGTAGGTTTCTACCGTGAGAAGTGCCTAGATTTCTAAACGCATGAAGATGTTGTTCTAGACGTTCTATCTGAACTGCCATCTCTGCATAAGCTCTGTCAGGAATTTCATCACCATGTTTAACGACATTATCAATTACATCGTCAAACTGCTTCATCATAGCTGCTTGGTTCAGACGATAAGCCCAAGTTCTTATGTATAACTCAGACGTTACCTTTGCGTCCATTTTTAATGATTCAAAGATGTCATCACCCTTTGTCTTAACTTCAGGGAACAAGTGTTTGAAGTCTCCTCGACCGCTTCTTAATCTTTCCATAACCCCTTGTGGAGTTAGCTTATTAGCAGTAGCAAGATTATCTATATGATTAAGAAGATCATCCATTAGGAAGTCTTTCGCAGTCCGTCTAGATTCACCTTCACCTAACCATTGAATAGCTGAAGCTAGTTGTTCGTGACGAGGATGTTGGACACTACCTTGAAACCCTGCTTTGAGTTGCTGTGTAAAGAAGTGTATTAAACGTGATGTGGCGTACTTCAGATGGTTATCCGTCATAGCTGCATCAACATTTATTATCTTAGAGGCTTTAAGAAAAATAGCGTTTAGATCGACAGCTTTTCCTTTTTTCAACCCTGCAAGGTCTTTAACGATTGCTTTAGCTTCATCAACATTATTGAATACTGATTTTAGAAAAGCCTCTTCATCTACAGCCCAAGGAGTTTGACCTAGTTTAGGATTTGGATTCCACTCATACTTCCAAAAGTTTCCTAGACCGTGTCGTTTTAATTTATTTGCTGCAGCCTTATCTAACCTAGCTTCATAGTGAGCTACACTTTCGGTCTTACCTTTAAACTTAGGAAAGCGTATTTGGGCTTCACCTCTAGCTAAAGCAAACCACTGAAATTCATCAAAGTTGTTGAACAGATCACGGTTGTATTTCCTTACGGAACTTGAAGTAGAATATAAACCTTTTTTAGACGTGACAAATTTCCCGTCCATAAATTTCATAGGGATTTCTTTGGTGCGTGGGTTCCCTATGGTTCGTCCTACAGAATTAGATGATAAGAGTATATGGTCACTTTCTCTAAAATAATCCCATAGTTGTTTTAACCTATCGGTATCGACAGAAACTTGCACTTGGCCGTCGGAATTTTTAAAGATAGCAATTGGGGAGACTTTCTGAACGTCAGGTTTACCATATGATGCGTCTAGGTTTTTTATAGTCTTATGGGATTCATTTGCATACCTGTGTGTAGAGTTCGCAATAATAGCTTCATCAGGTAATCTACCATGAACGACTGAACCATGTTTATGTACGCCTTCCACTAGGTCAAACATGTCATCTGACAACCCATCTTTGTTTTTCAGTAGAGGAGCCGCTACGTTTAATTCTGCAGACTTATCTAGAGCCTTGGGCGCTAACCCATCGACTTCAAGCTCAGGAGCAGTAGGCTTTGCCGCTGCGCGACTGGCGTCTTCATTTAGATTGGCTTTTAGTTTCTCTAGTTCAGCTTCTTCTTTAGCAACTCTAGCCTCTTGTTCGGCTGTAGCTTCTCCTGCCCTCTTTTGTTCGCCGTGCGCCCATGCAGCTTTTTCCTGCCGTTGTTTAAAAGTTAACCCTTCATCAGGATCAATGAAATGTGCTGTAGACTTAGAGGTAGTTCTCTCGGTATGATCTACTCCTTTTTTTATTGATTCAGAGTAGCCAGAACCTGCCGCTTCTGTAGCTTCATCACTAACAAATTTAAGTTTAGCTGCCTGCCAAAACACACTTAATAACGATTGAATCGCCGCGCCCTCTGCAGCATTAAACATACGACCTCCCCAGTTAGCTGCCATTCTATCGGCATCCCATCCTGCAGCAAATGTCTTACGAGTAAGCTCCTCAGTAGTCATGTCCTGCCAGCCTTTAATTGAAGTAATCTCTTCATAAGGCTCATGGAAATCAGGGTGAGCATCTAACATGTGCATGACTAAACTTTCACTACCGTCGAATGCTATGAAGTCAGCTACTGCTCCACGTGCCAGACCGTGTTTAGCAGCTTGTTTATATAGCTGTCCTCTAGTAAGTCTAGGGCCACCTGCAGTAGCTGGTTTGATTGCCTTGTTTAACCACTTAACTTTACCTGCTCCGACAAAAGCTCCAGCGTAGTCAATCACGTTTTCAAACATCTGATAACCCCAACCTTCTCTAGGCTGTATCAGTTTAGTAGGTTCGATCAGCTTGGGAAATCCAGCTAAATCTGTAGGTAGATTGACAGTGTTCTCAACTAATTTTAAACCACCTCTTAACCCTGAGTGGAGTGTCTTTGAGAACACTCCCTCTTGATTCATTTTATGTTGTTGAGCAAAGTCATCCCCCTGCATTGAACCCATAAGCATCTTATATTTAGATGCAAGAGAGGAAGCTGTATTTCTATCCTCAGTGCTGAATCTTTGGTTTCCTATTGGCATTATATTATCTTTAGTTTGTTAGTCGGGCTGGCAGCGGCATAGGCCATATTTCAAAATCAAGTAACTCATTAGAGTCTCCAAAAAATACATTATCTGTAATGTAGCTACGTTCAATGTCTGTAGCATCATACAATCTTCTATAGGCTTGGCCAAGTTCAGGACTCTTAGCATCATATACAAAGAGGTCTAAGTACTTCTGAACTAACATTGGGTCTGGGCCTATGAAGTCTTTAGGGAGTAATTCACTTCCTGATCCTAATCCACCTGCTTCTAGTATTTCTAAATCTTGGTATGTTATATTTAAGTTAGTTGGGTTTCTTAAACCTTGTTCGGCTAAGGCTAGTTCCTCTGCCATCACATACCAATCTTCAGGAGTTACATTCTCTACATCTAAAGTTTTTTTAGACCGAACGGTTTTATACCAAGAGCCTGAATCCATTCGTAAATCGAGCTTACCTTTAAGTAACCCTTTAACGAGGTTAGGCCTGCTAAAGTCATATCTATTGGCTGCAATACGACCTCCATTTAGTCCTGCCGCTAATGTAAGAAATTCAGTAGGTGTTATCCCTTCTGCTGCCGATAAAGGATTCACACCTTCGTTTTCTTTTTGAAGAAGAAAGTCATTATAGTTAGAAATAGCCTTAACTTTTTCCCATATATCTCGGTTATATCTCTTACCGCGATATACGTAAGAGTCCTCTTTTATTGCATTAATGGGATTGATGTTATAGCCCCCTACCTCAACCCTTTGTCCTTGAGTAATACCTCCTGATTTTTCTCTTTCCTTTAATCGATCTCCTGAGTCAATAAAGTTTTGTATGCCTCGTCTTTTAATAGCTATGTTTATATCTTCAGGTAACTTATCAGGGTCAGACGAAATCATTCTAGACTGTTGATTGAGTAGCCATTTATCAAAATTTTTCTGGATAAGTTCTGTCCTGTGTTTTTTATCAGGGTGCATGATATCCAGCTTTAAATGATTCTTAGCAAAGTTAGCAATAGCGGCTCCTCGTAGTAACTTAACTTTTTGATGCTCTTTAAAGTCTGCTGCAACTTCAGAGTTTATAACACCATCTGCTACTTCCTCATAGAAGTTGAAGTCTTCCATAAACGTTATGGTTTCATCGAACTGTTTAAATACTAGAGTGTCCCGAAGGCTGAGTTCTTTATCGTTGTAACTAACAGGAATTGTTAAAGAGACTCCAGTTTCAGGAGGTAATGAAATTTCTGCTTTACCTTCGTTTAAATCTTCCCAAGGAATCCCATCATACATAGCAGTATGCGCTACTAACTGACTCTTTAAATTAGCTATGTTAGCCTCAGCGGAAGCTATCTGTTCTCCCTGATTAGCTGCATCTGTGTAAGTGTTAAGTTCATTTATTTGAGTTACTAGTGATGCAGTAATCCTAGATTTAACTGAATCCTTTTTAGCAGATATTCGTTTTAGACGGTCATACCTGTCATCAGCATTTTCGTAAAACTGAACGGCTGCAGTTGCACGATTACCTGATGCTGGTGTGAAAGAATCAAACGATGCTCCGTCCCCTCCGTGTAACTCTTGAGCAAGTTGTTGAAACTGATTGTTAGCCATCTCAGTATCAGCACGTAGGTTGAGTGCTACATTTCTAAGATCAGTCATCTGACGGCTACCGGCTGCAGATTCAGCGGCGGCGCTATCCGAGGACAAGGCTGGAGTTGTTGTAGGTAACTCAGGGTTAGCTTCTCTATTCAGTGCGTCTGTAGTTTCCTTAAATTGTTTTTCATAAGCAGGTACATTATGCTTCAGCTTATCTATAATTTTTTGCTGTAGGTCAGTCTTAGCGCCTTCAAATTCATCATCTAATTGTTCAGGAGCTACTCCTCGATTGATGGCAGTATCTTTCCATTTCTGTACCTCTGTTCTAAAAAGGTTTCCATAGTCTTTTAGAATTAGATCATAAACCCCACCGGCAGCTTCTACTTTTCTTTGTAACTCCTCATTAAAAGCATCGGCCATATACTGTTCGAGATTCTGTTGGTCAGGTCTCAGATTTGATGCAGCCTTATCGCGAGTGGCATGTCTGTAGACAGATACGTTTCCCCATAGATCAGGAGAGTCAGTTAAAGTTCTTAATATTAACTCGTCACTTTCTTCGTTGAAATGCTTGTAGTACGTCACATTGTCCATCTGTGACTTAACCCTAGTAATTACTCTTTCGATGTCAGCATCTATTTGCTCATCACCTACAAAGGATTCTTGAGCTACATTGATTATCTGTTGTAAATCATCATTAGTAAATTGATGGTTATTATCCAGTTGATTCTGAACATCCTGAAGGTACTGACGAGCTTCTATGGCTGCAGGGCTATCGTCGGCTCCTTTAACTCCTCGTCCAGTTATAGACATCTCAATCATCTGAGCGGCTAAAGCAGCTATACCTTCTTCGGTTACGCCGAAATCCTTTAGGCCTTCAGTTTTAATCATTGCAGCATCGACCTTAGCTGCCATGTCTTCCACTAGATTATCTAAAGTTTTTGCACCAGTAAGATATTCCCGAATGCTAAAATCTTTATCATTAAAAACGGCTTTGTATTGAGGAGAAGTTTCAAGAATATTTCTTACAGTCTGAGCTTCAGCTTCTGCCAGACTAGCTTCATTACTAATGTCTGTACTCCTAGCTGCTTCAATAGCATCTTTAGTTTGATTAAAGAGACTTACCCGCGCCCCTTGGGAAACTCGACTTAGTAGGTCTTGATCTATTTCAAGCCAGCCAGTAGCTGATACAATACCTACGACTTCCATGAAATTATCAGGAGTTAAATCAGACCATTTCTTTATACCTTTTGCAGAAAGACTTTCATGCTCTTTAGCCATCTGAGGAAATGATCTAAAAATATTAGACATTATCCCTGCTAACTCTTTTTGATCTGCATCGTCTCTGCTCTTGCGTCGAGTTCGTAAATTACTTTCAGCATCAAATAGTTTAGTCAGGAATATTTTACCTTCCTGTCGCTGTAGATCATCAAAGATATATCCTCCCCGTTTGTTTGTTCTTGGGTCAGTAAATCTTAAATTTAATATGGAGTTAAACTTTCTAGCTAAGTCATCTACATCTACATCCACTTCAGTAGCTGCAGCTTGAAATGTAGTTTGAAGTGACTTGTTGAAGATGTCATCTCGCATTGGTCTTCCAATTGTAGATGGCCAGCCCACCTTCATAGCTGAAAGTTTTTTACCCCAATCCGAAAGAGTATAATCATCGGTTGAGCTTATAGCTTGCTGTAAGAACCTAGTTGCTTCATTGACGTTAGCGTCTACTGCATCAGATTCTAACTTCTGTTTAAACTTCCCCATGAAGGGAGCGAGTAATTTATCCTCTGATGCTAGAAGTTCTACAGCAGGGTCGTAACCTCGCCTCCAGTGTGGCCCCGCTGTTTTTCCTACGTACTTCCTGTTAGGAAGATTACCATAAATCTCATCTTTAAGTTTTGTAAGATAATCTCTTGGGTCTTCTTTTCCATCTTCATCTAAGCCTGAATCATTATTCAGTTGTGTCCAAGCGTACTGTAGGAATTCTTTACTGTTAACAATACTTCTAACATCGGTGTCAGCTTGATGAGCGCCTGTATACTGAACAACTTTTACAGGGACAGCAGGGTGAAATATATTAGGCTTCTTATTTTTTTGCAGCCAATCTTCAATCTGTATCTCTTCATCAGTCACAGCGTCTGACTTCATAGCTTCGATAAGTAAATCCTTATGTTCTTCAGAAGCAGCTTCAGCTTGACCGCTAAAGAATCCGCTCAAACCTTTGTTAAATCTAGTAAGAGATGCAGCCCAATTTGGAGGTGCAGTGACTGGCTGAGAACTAGAAGGGACTAGAGGAAAGCTAGGTGCTGCGCTCGTATCAATACGGGCTAAGCCTCCTAATGCTTCTAAATTTGGTGTGACTCTTCGTTTCGCTGCCATAAATTATACCTTTGGATCGTAAAATGCCCCTCGCTTACCTTTATAATCTCCACCTATATCTGCAGCATCACTAGCAAAATCTAGCATAGCTTTAGCGCCTGAAGCCTGATTAATAGGACGGAAGATACTAGACAATCTTGTGCCTCCAGAAAGTGTGATACGATCCATGCTTTGATCAATACGTGCTGACGCTAGATCAGCTTGAGTTTGTGAAGCGTGAGATACTTGAGCTTGTCTAGAGATATAGTTACGAACCCCAGCATCATAAGACTGTCCTTGTACTCCTGCTTCACCTGCAGAAGTTCGGAACTCACCTTGCATAACTAGACTTCTCCTCTGAAGCTCACTTTCCTCTTGATGTAATTGTTTTAACAAAGCCTGCTTACGCTCCTGAGCATCCCCATGCTCCATATGAGTCATCTGTTGTTGAAGGGCTGCGTTTTGATCCTGCTTCTTAGCGGCAGCTTCAGCATCATACTTCTGTTGCTGGTAGTTAGTTATGTGGGATGCCGCTGATATAGCAAGCATCGTTCCTAAAACCAACATGTCACAAGCTAACGTCACACCTTCAGGTGCTTTAAATAGTAAGTCGTAAAGTTCAGTCATCTTTGTATTTCCTAAATAGTATAAATGTTCTTTTTTCTGTTCCGTAGTTTGGTATCTCTCTTACAAAATCAAATCCCAACCAACGTAGCCAGTTAAGATGTACTTTGTTTCTTGCGTCAATGACATTCCATAATAGATTATATTTTTCATGTAGTTTATCTAACCAGATTCTGGAGTGTCTGACGAAAAGAGTTCCGTGGGTAGTGAGATTTTCAGTTCCGAGCAGCCAGACAATGCCGCTTTGGGTATGCTCAGAGTGACGTGTACCAAAGATTCCGCAAGGTTGTCCTGTGGCTCTAACTCTAATTGTGTAACAGGGGTCTGATTCTGCGGCTCCATCGACAATGACTTGTACAGGAGGTGTCCTTGTGGATGCCGAGATTTCAGCCAAGTCAGCGGGACGTAAGTTGGCTGCGATGTATCTGGCATCATGTTCTGATGAGGGTTCAACATCTAATTTTCCAAAGCTCCATTTAACTGCTCCATCTACTTCCTCTTGAAAAGACTCTAGCTTCATAGTCGATACTTAAAAAATCTGCAGGGTAAGGTGAAGAGTTTGTCAGCTTCATTCCCAACCTGTCGTTACGTTCCTGTATAGGAAACTTAAATTTACCTGCCTGTAATTCTGCCGTTCCTTCCAAAAGATTCTGAACAGCATCTGTAGAAAATGTATTCTGTAATGTATTGTGAAAGTTAGTTGCTAGATGAGCATTATGAGTTACAGCCACTGAGAAACTACGAGCATTAGCATACTCTAGTAATCCACGGTGTAACTGATACCTACCTGTTTCTGTAACTTTCTGCGATTTAAGGAATGGCTGAGAGAATGTATACTCGAATGTGTATGGCAACCCTACAAAAAACTTCTTACCTGTTAAGTTTACATCTACGGTAAATGTTGTAGAGGTAATGTTGGCAGGAGTTTTAATTACAGAGTCTTCAGTAACTAACCTATGGGCTGTAGTCATAGGATAATTGGTAGGTAGCGATACTGTAGTCACTCCAGTAGTGGAGTTGTAGCTTATGTTTAAGTTCTCAACTCTGCTATCCAAAAGGACTTCATAGTCCATGCCATCATCTTTTAATTCATCTTCAAAAGTTAAAGATTCTAAGCACATGACATGAGTATCCGTGGCTATCTTCCTACGGATTAACATGTACAAAGTATTATCGATAAAGGAAATATCCGTAATGTAATCTTCGGTTCCTCCAAAGGTATACTTAAACCAAGCTGCTTGAATCTTTTGGTTCTGATTATCTAGATGATACTTATGTACATACAAAGTGGCACTAGTGGTATCCGACGTGATTCCACATACTACATCTTCATTAGGTGCGGCAACCAACTTACGTAGTGTCTTACTGATATACTTAGGAACATGAGCAGTAGCATCTCCAGCCTCTATTAGTTCTGCATCACTTCGGGACACTCCTAGTTGACCCACTCCGCTAAACCCTGTCCGTTGAAATCCATAGAATACTGAATCACCACTAACAGTAGGCTTAACAGTATCGAGGTTAACAATTTCATTCGATGGTGAGAGCGTTACTGTTTTGGCAGATAGATAAGGATCAGCATCCAAAGTAAATTGTGTCTGGTCACTGAAGATAATAAGACGCTCATTCCAAGGTATTGCACTATGTAGCTTACTGACTTTATTGGTACTAGCAGTTAAATCGATTGGGGCTGAATCTACTAGAGCCGCTACTGTAGTTCGGAAGAAGTTAAAGTATTCACCGGCTTCACTAAAAATTATATTCTCTCCAGAAAGGAACCCTAGACGATTCCTGAATAAGAAGATGTCGCTAATAGTGTTATCAACAAAAGATGGGAAAGGATTAGATTCATCATCACCTGCATCCTTATGTGACCAGTCTAGAGGTCGGACAGTAAACGAACCATCTGCTTCACTAACAATCCCTAATGGCATTGTTTCTTTGTCTAATTTATAAGGCTGATCATAGCCTAAACATTCGACCCACCTTCCATGTCTTAACTGTGTAGCGTCTTCAACGTCTGCTTCAAAACGAAGATAATAATCATCTGCTTCTTCTCTAGCTTTTCCAACGACTTTAACTACATGGCCATGCCTACAAATATTAGGTAAGTCAGATGTTTCATCTACTTCAAAGTAAGTTAAGGCCATTGCTTTACCTCCTGCATCATCAGACACTTGAATAGAAAAGGGATCGTTGGTTGGATGCTTAATGGCTAACGTGTAACCATCTTGTACTACTCTCCAGTTTGATGGGGCGTTACCGATACGACTAGAGTCTGTTACTGTAGCTGACGAGTGGCTTAGTTTATTTATGAAGTTACCGTTTGTTGTATATTTAAGACCTAACCCTTCTTCTTTGCAGTTGTTGGCTGTGCTAGTTGTATATATTTTACTTAACTTTAAACCATTAGCTCGTCGGGCGTATCCATTAGTAGTATTAGCGACACCTGATTGAGTGGTATACGTAGTAGTTCCAGAACTAGTAGTTATCTTACAGTTAGAGCCTAATATCTCCGCAATACGTTCTGTACCTATTGCTTCTTGATCTTTATTCCCTGTCCATTTAGGAGTCTTATAGAAAAATTCTCCATCTTCTATTTGAGTGCCGCTAAAAGATGCCGCTGTAGTGTCAACGAATTTACCTCCATCTGTTCTTTCACCACGTATGAAGTTCGCTCCTGCAGATGGGGATTTGTAACCAGCGTAGGCTATATGTCGGTGTTCGCCATAGATTATAGTTAACTCTTGGTAGGTGTTTCCACCAGTTAGACTTACACTTCCGATTGTTTCGTCTGGCCCCATTGTCCATTCATGTATCGGGCTGGGCGCACCCAGACCAAAAAACCTTGTAAGTTTTATGTCTTTACCTTTTGGGCCTAAGTGTAGTTTATCAAACCATAGAGTAGATGCCCGTGGAGTTCCTGTATTTACATTACCGTTTTCAAGAAGTTCAACTAACTCCCACTCACGTCCCATTTCAGTTCCTTCAATAAAAGACTTTAGATGTTCAACAGATGTCCTATAGGTTGGGACAATATTACTCAGGTCATCGTTACGATCTGCCCAATCAAAGTTGACCCATATGTTTATTATTTTTTGTACCTTGTCGTACTCAACAGCGGCATATTGATTTGAGTCACTTCCCTTACCTGTAGGTAAAGCATCTGCATACAGATTTTTCCTATTGTCCTCATCACCTGCCATTGGATAAGCATAGGCTTTGCCTGTGTAGTCCCAATTTTGGAGAAGTCTTACTTGGTATCCATTAAGATCACTAGTTGATTTCTTTGCCCTGAGTCTTGCAACTGGAATATTTTTCCCATCAAATTTCCCTTCAAAATCGAAAGAAGATGTATCACCTGCAGCGCCATATTCTTTACTAACTCCTGCTCCTATCTTTATGGTATATCGTTTGTCATAGTTGGCAGTACGACAGGAGATAAAGGCTTCGTTAGATCGGTGGTACTTTATGTCGCCCTTTCTTTTTACTGTTACCTTCTTATTTACGAGGAAGGTATAGTCAGCTACAGTTACTGCTTCTAAATCTTCTGCAGGATTAGTAGCTTGGGCAAGGTAATCTAATCCTCCTTCAATATTAACTGGCTTCTCAGTCTTTGCGTTTACATCGAAGACTTTAATTCCACCAGTTACTAAAGAAAAATTTCCGTAACTAGTTGTGCTAATACTTTTTGCACCTATCTTTGCTGGAGTAACATCAGTCGATAGAAGTTGTCTTGGATTATAACTGAGAGGTTGATTGGTAGTTGTGTCTCCCCAATAAGCTATAAATACCCACGGTGGATTGGTTCCACTAAACGAAGTACCTTCATCGGTATCCCATAAATCTGTGAGTTTAATGTAATCAAAGTGTATGTCATACGAAGCGGTTCCAGTAGGTGTAAGATGGTCATTGTGAGGCCCACTAATGCTAGTGACTTTGACTCGCATAGCCTTATCTAGATTACGTATTGTACCTAACCGTATTAAATCTCCTGCTTGAATTTGCGTCAGATTTGCATTCCATCCGTCTAGCGCAGCACCGCTACCAAATTCAGTGTTATCGGCTGTATTATATCTAATACGGTTACATATGTTATCTCCACTTCCCCCAGTCATTAAGACAGGCGTTCCACTACTGTCGTTATAGAATGACCAGTGCAGAGCGCCAAACGCATTCCATCCATCATCATCTCCGTCAAACTCCCACTGATCGTCGGTGTGGTATCCTAAGTTTCTAGACAACTCACCTTCCCCACCTGTACCGACTTTCCCTAGAATGAATGTATTAGCAGCTACGGCAATGGCATTACCAGAACCGTCTACTCGGCCCATATGGTCAGCACTTAAAGCCCGTAGGGCATACGATGTCCCATTCTTCATTACAGTAGCAGCCTCGCCAAGTAAGCCATCTATTTTTATCTCATCTCCTGCAACAAATCCATGACCTGCAGCAAATCCAATAACAATAACCCCATCAACCCAACGTCCATCTGTATGACGGAAGCTCTCAATAGATAAAGAAGTTACATTAACTTGACCTAACCCAAGCACTGCACCGCCTGAAGTTTTAGATAAAGTAACTGTAGTGCCTGTAGTTTTAGTATAGTAAGTCTTACCAGATTCAATACCTTGAGGAAGCTGACCTCCAGAATCCTCCGTCATAAATCTGACAGGAGTATTAGCATCAATAGAACTTCCTACTGTTATGGTATTTGCGCTTTCATCCACGGCTGTGACTGATCGCTTTGTAAGTTTATCTACCGATAACAGGTATTGTTCCGAAGAGTCTCGGTTAATTGTGTGGGCAAATGTAGTATTAATATTCGCTACATCTACATCTATCTTGGAAATATATTTTGTAGGGGGACGCTTGACCAATCCTTTGATTGGAGAAGAGTATCCATTGATCTGTTCGGTAGCCTGAGAAGGAAACCTTTGAGATTCAGCTTGCTGACTGACTCCTTGGGTCAGCGTAGTTACGGCGTTTTTTATTAAAGGCATCAGTTTTCACGGGTAAACGAAACAGATATTCCTGCAGACCTCGATACAGTGTAGTTTGCTAGAGGACTATTAAAGATATTGCAGTCAGCATTCTCAGCTTCATTCTGTATTAAATTCATGCGAGCTTCTTGTTCTTCTAAAGCTGCCATTTGAACTAACTCTTTATCTCCGACATATCTCTGGGCAAAGATTCGTGCTGCCTTCATAGTAATATATCTTCGAGCGTATTCTGGGAGAGTAGGTTCTCCTGTAGTAGTAGAAGTATCATCAAAATTAAACAGGAGTTGATACGTAATGACTGCTTTTAAGCTGTCTGTAAATTTATATGTAACATTCCTTCGGTCATAAAGGAACTTCCCACGAACTACAGGGTCAATACCGACATACCTATAAACAGACACATCTATGTTTAACACATTAGTAGGAACTGCTATTCGATCTAAATAAGTTAAAGACGTACCACTAGGAGAGCCGTCTAACGTGGCTAAAGTATCTGAGTTAACTACAGTTACAGTGAAATTGACTGAACCAACACTAACATTTTCCCCTTTAACTAGATAATGTTTTTGACTTCCTGAGTTGATCTGTTGACCGGAGGTAGTGACGGCTACAGTACCTGTCCCTTTAGCTAACTCAATACCGTCAAGTCTGTTGAAGTGCCAACCTTCAGATTGTACAGCGGTGTCTACTTCTTCTAAAACTTTCTGTGCGTCGTTAGCTTCACCGGCAGTAGACAACTGATTGACACGGGCTTGTCCTATAGTGGACAGCATCTGATTGACTGCTTCTAATTTTGTAGTTGCCATCTTATTTATTTTTTATTTGCTTCGTCAGCTAGAGCCTTGGCGTTTCTATCCATACGTTTATAAATCCCTCTGCCTATCTTTTCACCTTTTTTATTGTAGCCTCTTTTAGAAGATCGATAACCCTCATGCCTGATGTATTCTTTTGAGGCTTCTTTATACTTACCTTGGTTAATTAGCTTAATTGTATTAGGACTACCTGATAAGTCTCCTCTATATACACCATCTAAAACTGCACCTTGTAAGTTAGCAGACATTGATTCCATTTTAGGAAATAATCTTTTGGCTGTTTTTAGTTTCCTATCGATATCATACTCTACCAGTTTGTCCATTTGCTTATCAGTCAGGGGTATCTTCCCTGCCATTACAGCATCGAACTTGAAATTTTTTCCAAATAAATTACTGAACAGTTTCCGATCAGTTTTTTCTATCTTATGTCCAATACCTATTGTAGGTATCTTATAAGGATCGAGATACCAGTAACCATCTCGGTTAGGTTTTCCCTTACCTTCTTCAATCAACAGCCTAGCTTTGTAGTCAGCCTTTGGATTAGCAGGTTTTACTACAGGTTTCCTGTAGTTCAAGGCTCCGTGTACTTGTCTAAGTTCTGTTGGTGTTAGTTCCATTATAAAAAAAAAGAGAACCCCCCAATATTTCAGGGGGATTCTCTTTGAATAAGTTATTACGCTGAATCCCCCGGCTGTAAGCCGTCAGACCATACAACAACAGACTCAGGGCGTAGAGGCCCGTGACCCATGCTGTACTTAGCAACAAAGATGTTACCTTGACGTTGAATCAAGTACTCAGACTCCATTGTTAAGTCCTGTAATTTAAGCGTACCGAAACCACCTTTTTGGAAAACTATTCCAGCTACATCAGAATAATCCATGTTGTAGTCGTTTCCAGTTTGACCAATCCAGTTGTTTTTATGACCGGTTTCTGCACTATTAGGTAGATGATTGCTAACAAGTAGTGTTATACCAGCGACACGGGTAATAGTACCTGCAGCTAACGAACCTTCACCTCCAACATCCTTGTTGATCATGGACGAGCCAATTACATCTGTACCAGAAGTATTGTTAACTAACTCGTAGTACATAGCAGGAGTGATGATTGCAAAACGATCACTTGAAGGTACATCCTTCTCATCTAGCAAACGTGCAGACTCAAAGAGAGCCTTACGAATGACAGACGCAGTAGGAGTGTGCCGTAACTTGTTTAGTAGAGTGCCAGCACTAGCTGTGTTTACAGAATCGTAGCCAAGACTAGCGATTTGATCTGCAGACTCTTGAGCAGGAGCATATGTAGGATCACCTGCTTTCGCATAGACAACAGAACCACGTTTGGTTTGTCCTTGTATCCAAGATGCCGACGGAATTAACCCTGTTGCATCAGCGGCAGTCCGATCAGCAGCTTCTTTCACACTCTGTGCTACACCTGTTTTGATGGCAACCTTGAGTACGTTTTTGTCAAACTGATTAGCCAGAGCTTCACCAAGTTGATGAGTATACGGAGCGCGAACATCAAAATGAGATACTAACTCATCAATAGAAGAGATGAATGTCGAAGACATCAAAATCTTATCGATGTGAATCAGTACTTCACTCTGCTTCATATTATTTATCCCGCCGCCATCAGTTTTGCCGTCACCAACAGCATTACCTAGTATGTCAGAGCCGGGGGTATAATATCCAGCGTTGGCTGTACCAATTACTGGGAACTGTGCAGATTTTCCTTTGCTGATCGTTCGGATCGTATGCAAAGGTTTCATTATATTCTTCTCATCGAAGACCGTCATGACCTCTCCTGCAAATTTCTTGAGGAAGAGACCTGTTGTATCATCAGCGTAGAGTTTAGAACCTACGCGACCGCTTACCGGTTGAACCGGTGATGATGTATTATTAGCGAATAAGTTTGGGGTATAAGCCATATCTATTTATCTTTCTTTTATATTAAACAACTAAAACAACTATAGCACTCACTATAGTTTCACACACACAACCCTTCGATTGCGCTCCCTAGTTGTCTGACCTAGTCAGGCTATTCAGCGTCCCCTTCGGGTAAATCTAGCGGCCCCATTAACCATCCTTCAGGCAGAGTGACTTTGTTTTTAGAAAGTTCCCACTCAGTACCAGTCCAGTAGTAAACACGACCTGTGACATCTGGCCCTGTACGAACCAAGATATCACTCGGCTGAATGAAGACGACTTTTTTCCCACTTGTCAAGCATCCGGTTAGCCCAAGCGTCCCGCAACTTACGAGGAACAACAGGAGCCACCGAAGCGGTGACAGGTTTAGCAGCATCACTCAGTAGAAGTTTCAGTATTTCCTTCAGGATTACTATTAGTATCTCCATTTAGTTTTACTTGTGCGTCTATCGCATGTTTTTTAAGTGTCAGTCTAGAGCCTGTATAGCCTAAAGCCACTAGCGTAGCGGTGATTAACCCTACAACTCTGGCCCCTAATTCACTCTCGTCGATCAGTCCTGATGCAGTCAAAGCACCTACAGCTACCGCTGCAATGCTCATCCAGAACTCTGTACTTTTGTATCCTGCTTTTTTCTCTATCGTGTTCATGAAAGGTTTCCTGATTTTGCTAGTTTTCTCTCAACCATAGCGTGGAACTTAGTATCTCCAGCTTTATATAAAGGATTCTTCATGTCTTGCATCAATTCATAGTTAGAGCCATACCCACCTTCGACTGCTCTTGATGTACCTTGAACTAAATCAGGCGACGTAGAGCCTCCAGATTGAGCGTACTGTGCATACAGCCCTTTGATTGCTAACTTAGCTACTCCTAAATCTCCATTAACTGCTTGATTATAAGCATCTAGATCGGCTTGGTCTAAGTTTTCAGAGGCCCAACCTACCATGTTCTTGTAGGTTTCTTCACCTCCAGCTAAGGAATACATGTCATTTAACTGTTGATTCCTAGCTAACTCTCTACCTTCGATGAAACTGTCTACTAAATCTTTAGAGATTCCTTTCTTTTCTAGAGCTTTATAAGTCTCTTCACCCAGACCACCTTCGGTATCATACTCAGTTTGGTACTGATCGAAATCTTCTTCTGTAAGTAGCCCTTTTTCTTCTGCATTCCTTGTTGAGAATTTTTTTTCAAGTTCTCCGTAGGCTTTTGCGAGGTCTTGAGGGTCAGAGAATTTTGGAGGAAGCCAATCAGGTCGCTCCGCTCCTTGTTCCTCTTGATTGTTTTCAGGCTCCGTGGCTTCTTCTGCCGTAGTTTCCAATTGTGGGTCATCGGCAGGTGTTTCGTCTGCTCCTATAGTTACTCTCTCCATTATTATTTTTTCTTTTTATTTTTTTTACAATCACCTTTACAGCAATCTTCAAAACAATCTTTATTAGTACACATTATTCTCCTGCTTGTTGTGCGGCTGCAGCCATCTGTTGTAACTGCTCTGGATTTTCTTGAGCCATTTGCCCTGCTATGTTTGCTACATTAGGGGCGACTTGCTGAGCCATTGCTTGTTGAGCCATCTGTTGTTGTTGTTCTTGTATTTCTTCTTCAGTTCTGACTAGACCCTCAACATCAATACCCAGCGAAGTAGCTCGGCGCTTCAGGTAATCACTCATGTTTACATATGTAGCAAACTCTTCACCTAGAAGTTGGCTGGCTCCTGATACAAAGCTATCTAATTTATTTAGATCATGTCCTCTACCAAGGGCTTCCAAGCCGGTAACGATGGTTGGCTTGACGATCTTTTTAGGTAACTTAGGGAGTCGGCCTGCCTTTTCCATTCTGTCCATCAGTCTATTGACTAAAGGCATCTGGAATTCCTGAGACAAGATAGAGTAGACGCCACCTAAGACATCCTCTAATTCTTGTGCCATAAATCTAATCTCTTCTGCAGTAACACGTTCACCTTGTCTTTGAATAGATGTATTCATTAAGAAGGCGAAGCCTAGACGCTCCTTGATTTGTGCTATAGTTTCTTGAGCCACCCTGAAGTCGGCAAATTTTTCCATCTGCAGACAAGTGACATCTTGTGCATTGCCCTGAACGATAGCACCGTTAGGAGAATTAGCCAGAATGCGTGGGCGTGTGGTTCCATTTGGATTTACTAAAAATAATACTTTAGCTGCAGCGGCTGACCCTTGGACAATAGCCTGAGTCAATCCTTCGAGAGACTGAAGATCACCTATGTACTCTTCAATAAACCCTCGTCCATAATCTTCATTCTCGATACGAGTATAACGCAGAGGCATCCAAGGGTTACGATCCATTGGATAAGTACCCTCAGCTTCTGGTATGTTTAAGTCTGCAACCTCTTGTCTTACGTGCCACTTATCGTTTGATCTATAAATCCCTGTGTAAACATCTACGGATTTCTGACCATGCTCATGACTAACCTGAGTGTCGCCCTCCTGCTCCAACATTTCTCTTATTGAAATAGGCAGAACATTAGGGTCAACAGATTCTTTTACTATAATAGATTGAACGTTACCCATAGGGTCACGCTTACATGTATACCTATCTAAGTTAAAGACACGAAGACCGCCTTTGTCTGGTACATATAGTAGTACATTTCCTGCTACCACTAGTTGCTTCAAGGCTTCAAAGACTCCAACTCGAATAGCTGAGGTCTCTACCTCACTCTGGACAGCCCTCTCCATTTCTGCGAGAGCTTTCTCTAATTCAGTTTGTAATCCTTCTTCAGCTTCGCCTCCACTCTCCTTCTCAAATTCATACTTGTCTATAATCAGACGGAAGAATGGAGAGTTAGGTGGAAGTAAGGCTAATAAAAGTTTAGATGAGAGATTGTTTACCCCTCTGGCTCCTATACCTTGATGCGGTGTCGAGTACTCAGTACTTGAGGTATTGCTATCTGGAGGTACAAGATAAGGAATAGTAAGAGCAGCAGCATCCCTAGCCCTACGGAGAAAAGGATCACGACGCTGTTCGCAAGCGGCGTAGTACGACTTGAGTGTGCCAATGTCCATGTCTAATTGTATATACCGCCTCGTCCACCACCAGAGTTGACTCCAGTTGGGGCTGCGGCACGATTGATTACTAAGTCTTTACGACCAGACCCTCTTTTTCTGTTCTTCTTCTTAGGGTCTGCACCTTTCTCTACCTTGGGAGCTACGTCCATTAGTTTAGGTTGAATAGGAGCAGCCGGTGGAGCCATCTGTTTTATTTTAGGTTTTCTAGCTAGACACATTTTTTAGTTCCTCGTTCACACTTTCAAGTGCTTTGACTACAGATACTTGGCCCTGTCTAAACCTTATTTCATCTAAGGTTGAATCCTTATCTGGCATTTTATCAGGGAACACGTTCCGTAACCAGATGATAAGGTCTTCAGTCACCGTAGGCAACTTCTCGTTAGCATAATTTAAAGGAAGGTCAAGCGGCATTTTCTGTCATTTTTAAAGTGGATAGCATATTTGCTACAGATTTGTGCAATTCTTTCTCAGTTCCATCATTATTTAATACGTAATCAACTGAATGATAATCCTCCATTTCAGTCTCGGTAGGATGTCGGTCATGGTCTACAGCTTCTTGTATATTCTGGTACGTCATGTTGCGCCTCTCGATTTTAATCAACCTTCCTCCTTTATTCTTGATGAAGTCAGCTTCATTAGGGAAACGAACATCTGTTATGAAGATATTCTTATAGTTCCCTGCAGCTTTATCTAAGGCTGAATCCATCTGTTCGATCCAGTAGTCGGAGCCGCAAAATTTTCTGCGAAAATCTGTACCCCATACTTGAAGAAGCGTACGAAAATCTTGTTTGTGTTCTTCTATGAAGTCTACTCGGAAGCCTGTAATCTCACTGACTTCTAACTTCAGAGGGTCAGCAAATGCTATGCGCCCTACTGGAGCTTCTAATAGTTCTGAAGCTATTTGATATACGGTATCTTTCCCTGATTGTTTCTTTCCTGCTAGGCCTATTATGTTCATGTCGGAGTCCATTGTTTTATTTTTCTGGTTCTTAAACTGTAGTTCTCTACTCTTAGTATCCTAGCAAGTCGCGCTTGTTGAAGTGCATCTGCTTCAGATAAATTATTTGCTTCATAGCATTTTACTACAGCTTCCCATGTAGGTGTCTTCTGTAGTATTCGGTCTGCTCTAGTGGGGCCAACTGTTGGACAGCCTGCATAGCCGTCGGTGGAATCTCCTACTAGTGTTTGTGTTAGATGATTATAGTCAGCGGCTTCCTTAGAAATCTTTTGAACTCCTAACTCTACAGTATTCCAGTTCCATAGATAGCAGGGGATGGTCTTCATGTCTTTATCAATAGACACAATGATCTTCTTGTCGCCTGCATAATACATAGGGTCAGTAGCCCACACCCCTAATAAGTCATCGGCTTCTAAGTCATCATGAACCTGAGCATTCCACTTGTGGTACAGTTCTTCACGTAGACAAGGAAGTCCTATAGGTTTCCTCGTTTTCTTACGGCTGTTCTTGTAGGTGTTATCTACTTGATGACGGAAGTTAGTTTTAGATGAGAGAGCAACCTCAATTTTATCTGCCTTCAATGCTGCAGCGATTCGCTCAATCTCTAAGTTCATTATATGTTTAGCTTTACGGGTATCAGTGTGGAGTGTCCACATATCATCACCCCAGTCAGTAGCTACTTCGGAGCCGCTTGCATGTTTGTATGCAATGATGTCCCCATCTATAAGTAAGACGTTCATTTAGTAAAATGTTTATGGAACCATTCAAAGACTTGAGGGTTATCACCCCAAACTGTAGACAGTCCTGTTTCTA